TACATTGGGTGCAGATATCTGGCATTGGAATACAGCAACATCAACTACAACAATGACACAAACAATTACAGATAGTGCTGGTAATGTTACAACACAAACTAGAGATGTAGTTTTATCTACATGTGGTAGAACAAACTGTGGTAGTTATGATACATTTACTGATACTCATGTACAAGGTGCTAACACAGCAACAGACTTTCAAATTGCAGTTAGATTTGACTTTGCAGAATCAACTCAAAGAACTTCACATTGGGCAGTAGATATAAAAAACCCAACACTAACTATTGATTATGAGGAAAATCCTGTACCACAAATTTCACAAGATACACTTACACAATTAGAAAATGTTGATACTCAAATTGAGGACGCTATTGACATGTTAGAGAATGAAGAAATAGGTGGTACAACATTTACACAGATGGTAGAAGACATTATTGTGGATAGTGGTTTAGATATGGAACTAACTATGGGTTTTGTAGAACCTGAAATGAATATGGAAGAACAGATGTATGTAGGCGAAACTTTATCTGTGGCCACATTAGAACAAACAATAGATGATGAAATGGCAGGTGTAATGGTATTAGAGGCACCCATAGAAATGGATGAACCAACAATGGACATGGATATGCCTGATATGGATATAGAAATGCCTGTTATGATAGACATGGATATGCCTAATATGGAAACACCATCATTCACAGAAATGACAGTAGAGGCATTTGAAGATATGTCTTCAGCATTTGCTGATATGTTTAACATGGACATGCCAGAAGATTTATCAACAGAGGCAGTTACAGAAATTATGGACGCTATGGTAGACATGGACATGCCAATAGAAATGCCAGAAGGCGCACCAATGATAGAAGAAGTTTATGAGGCACCTGATACAATGGTGTCAGAAGGTCCTATCATGGAAGAAACACCAGTTATGGAAGATAGACCAGTTATAGAAGAATCAACCAATGTAGAAACTCTAGAAGAAGCTCCGGTTGAAACTGTCGCAATGGCAGAACCGGAACCTGAAATGGAAACTCCACAGGCGATGGAAGAGGAGGTGGTCCAGGAAGATGAACCTGTCGCTATGGGTGAAGAAGACGCTATGGAATCTTCAGAACCTACAATGGAAGAAAATCAACCACAAAGAGAGGAGGTGCAATCATCAGAAAACGAAACTGTAACAACGGAAACAACAACAGAAACACCACAGGAGGAAAACACTAGTGCTACATCTGAACCAGAAACAGATACACAGTCTGAAGAAGTTAGTCAAGAAGGAGATACCAATCAAGAAACAGAAACGGTATCTGAGGAATCTTCAATGGATGAAAATACGCCATCAGAAAATACACCGACACAGGAGGGCGGTGAAGAAAGTGTTGTCGCAGAGGCAGACACAGACACAGAAGAGGTATCTGATACTACAACAACTGTAAGTGTTGAAGTACAAGAAATAGGAGATAAAGTAGCAAAGATAATTGCAAAAGTAAATGCAAACTTAAAGAAAGTAAGTGATAGGGTTAGGGCTGCACAATTAATCAGATTAAAAGGTATTCAAACAGATGGTCCTAATTTAAAAGTTTATGCAAGTAAATCGTTCTATCCTGATACAGGAATGAATGGTGTACCTAACCCAGACTTCTTTCAAGATATAAATATACTTGAACAGCAACAAATATATGCAGACGCCAAATTAGCGTACCGAGATAATGACCCAATTGCTGTAAAACAGTCTATACTAATAGATATAAATAATAAAAAGAACAAACTCTACCGAGAGTTACGAGATTTAAAGAGGTAATATATGTTTAAAAATATAGACATCAAATGGGTAGGTGCCGCTGTAGGATTAGTCCTTACAATAGGTGGTGGTTTTACTTGGTTTGGCGTAACAAACAATAAACTGGATGCTTTGTCTGGTGTAAAAACAACTGTAACAGAAAATAGTAAGAGAACTGAAATCAATCAAAAAGAAATTGAACTATTAAAATTGCAGATTAAAGAGATACAATTAAAATCAGGCAACCCACTTTCAAACTAATATGGCTCGAGATACTTTACAAAATCTCGCCATAGAGGTTGAGGGAATAAAAAAAGATATTAAGAATGGAGAACTAATTCACTCTAGACTTGATACTGCCATAGACAAACTTACAGATGTATCAACATCTATAAAACAAATGTTAGCTGTTCACGAACAGAAACTTTCCCAATCAGAAAAGACTGAAGAAATACTATTTGATAAAGTCAGAGAAAGGGGTGAAGAATTGGATATGGTATATAGAGATTTACAAAGAGATATAAATCAGGTCGAAAAAAGACTACTACTAGAAATGAAAACCTTAAAATCTTGCTTTGACGGAAGAGTATCTGTACTTGAAAAGTGGAGATGGTTAATTATTGGTGGTGCTCTTGCAATAGGATTCATACTGGCAAAAAACATGCCAAAAATCATCAATTCAGCAGGTTGGTTCTAAACTAACCACTCAACCAGACTTGACATATTGTGAGTATTCCTATATACTAACACAAGTGTTATGTCAAATTATATAGATTTAAAATATATCAATATTCTGTCTACCAGATTAGAGCAGTTTAAACAAAGAGGAAACAATCTGTTTAACTTCAGATGTCCTTACTGTGGTGATTCTCACAAAGATAAAACTAAAGCAAGAGGGTATTTGTATCCAGTAAAAAATGACATGTTCTATAAATGCCATAATTGTGGTATCGGCACAAACATGGCTAACTTTATTAAAGATAGAGACCAAAAATTATATTCAGAATATTGTTTTGAAAAATTTAAGAAACCTGCTAAGAAAGAAGAAATAGATTTCAAACCTAAGTTTGACAAAGTAATTGTATCACCAGATATAGGAACAAAGATTTCAGAATTAGATGATACACATCCTGCTAAAAAGTTTGTATTAGATAGAAAGATACCTGAAGACAAATTAGACTTATTATATTTTTGTGATAAGTTTATGACATTAGTAAATAAAGTTAAACCAGGTACATTCAAAAATACTAATAAAGATTATCCTAGATTGATAATACCTTTCTATGATGAATCAGGCAAGTTATTTGCATTTCAAGGTCGTGCTTTTGGCAATGAACAACCCAAATATATCACGATTAAGTTAGATGAGAGTAAACAAAAAATCTACGGATTAGAAAGAGTAAACTTTTTACAACCAATAAAAATAGTAGAAGGTCCTCTAGATAGTCTGTTTTTAAACAACTGTTTGGCAGCCGCAGGTGCAGACTTAAAAAATATAAAAAAATCTCTACCTGAAGAGCAAATAACTTATATATATGATAACGAACCGAGAAATCGGGAAATCATCAAACAAATGTATAGTGTAATCGACAAGGGTTACAACATAGTGGTATGGCCTGATGATTTAAAACAAAAAGATATTAATGATATGATTCTTTCAGACTTGACTTCTGAGCAGATATCTGATATCATTCAGAACAATACATTTAACGGTTTAGCTGCAACGGCTAAACTTGATTTTTATAAGAGAGTGCAAATATGACAGAACATAATATATATGTAATCAAGAGAAATGGGCGTGGTAAAGTTCCTCTTGACATTGAGAAAATACATGAGATGGTTGAACATGCATGTGAAGACATAACCGGAGTATCGGCTTCAGAAGTAGAGATGAATAGTGGTTTACAATTCCACGATGGCATATCAACACAACAGATTCAACAAATACTAATTAAGTCAGCCGCAGATTTAATATCATTAGAAAAACCAAACTATCAATATGTGGCTGCTAGACTATTATTATTTGGTCTAAGAAAATCATTAAACAGAAAACTTTGGGACCACCCACACATACATGACCAAGTACAAAAGGGTATCAAGTTAGGTGTCTATGATAAAGATTTAGATAAGTGGTATGATAAAAGAGATTGGGATAGAATGGAACAATGGATTGTACATGAAAGAGATTATGATTTTACATATGCAGGTCTAAGACAAGTCATTGACAAATACTTAGTGCAAGATAGAAGTACAGGAGAGATATACGAAACGCCACAGTTTATGTATATGTTAATTGCAGCTACTGTATTTCATAATTATCCTAAATCAACAAGACTTACTTACATTAAAAAATATTATCGTGCAATTAGTAAACACTTAATAAACATTCCTACACCAGTTATGGCAGGTGTAAGAACACCACTTAAACAATATGCTTCATGTGTATTAGTAGATAGTGATGATACATTGCCATCTATTTTTACATCAGACATGGCGATAGGTAGATATGTTGCTCAAAGAGCAGGTATAGGTATCAATGCAGGTCGTATTAGAGGTATCAATTCTAGAATTAGAGGTGGTGAAGTACAACATACAGGCATTATTCCTTTCTTGAAAAAGTTTGAGGCAACAGTAAAATGTTGTACACAAAATGGTGTAAGAGGTGGTAGTGCGACTGTACACTTTCCAATATGGCACCAAGAAATAAAAGACATACTAGTTTTAAAAAATAATAAAGGTAGTGATGATAACAGAGTTAGAAAATTAGACTACTCAATACAACTATCTAAAATATTCTATGAAAGATTTATTAAGAATGAAGACATAACTTTATTCTCACCTCATGAAGTACCTGAACTATATGAGAATTGGGGTACAGAAAAATTTGATGAAATATATTTAGCTGCAGAAAGAAAAACTTCAGTATATAAAGAGAAGATAAATGCACAAGAATTGTTTATGTCTATGTTAAAAGAAAGGGCAGAAACAGGTCGTATCTATATTATGAATATCGACCATTGCAATACTCACTCATCATTTAAAGATTTAGTCAGAATGTCTAACTTATGTCAAGAGATTACATTACCTACTGAACCATTACAGCACATTGATGGTGAGGGGGAAATTGCTCTTTGCATACTAAGTGCTATCAATGTAGGTAAACTAGTCTATTTTGATGACCTAGACACTCTATGCGACTTGTCTGTGCGAGCTTTAGATGAGATAATTGACCATCAAGGATACCCTGTAAAGGCAGCTGAAGTCAGTACAAAAGCACGCCGAAGTCTTGGTATTGGGTACATTGGACTTGCACATTATTTAGCGAAAACAGGATACAAATATGATGAAAAAGGTGCTTGGGAAGCAGTAGATGAATTAACAGAACACTTTCAATATTATCTGTTGAAGGCAAGTAATAATCTTGCAAAAGAAAAAGGTAAATGTGAATATTATGACAGAACAAAATATTCTGATGGCGTCTTACCTATTGATACTTACAAAAAAGAGGTAGATGAGATTGTAAATCGTAAACTATCTTGTGATTGGGTATCACTTAGAAAAGATATAACTGAGCATGGTCTCCGACATAGCACTCTATCAGCTCAAATGCCATCAGAATCCTCTAGTGTGGTTTCAAATGCAACTAACGGCATTGAACCACCTAGAGACTTTTTATCTGTTAAGAAGTCTAAACAAGGACCTCTTAAACAAGTAGTGCCACAATACTTATCATTGAAAAGTAAATACACTTTACTATGGGGCATGGGTGGAAACACCGGATATATAAATATCGTTGCAGTAATGCAGAAGTACTTTGACCAGGCGATATCAGGCAACTGGTCATACAATCCAGAAGACTATGAGGAGAATCAAGTACCATTATCAGTAATGGCACAAGACCTTTTGACTACTTATAAACTAGGATGGAAAACATCTTACTATCAAAACACATATGATGGTAAGACAGATGAAGATGATAAACCTGATGTACTAGAGGATGATTCAACATACAAGGAAGAAGAACTAACAGAAGAGGAGTGTGAATCATGCACAATATAAAAAGTGTTTTTAATAAAGAAAAAGGATTAGACTTTACTAAACAACCAATGTTCTTTGGTAAAGATTTAGCAGTACAAAGATATGATACATTTAAGTATCCTATATTTGATAAACTTACACAACAACAATTAGGTTTCTTCTGGAGACCTGAAGAAGTATCTTTACAAAAAGATAGAAACGATTATCAGAATCTAAGAGATGAACACAAATTTATATTTACATCTAATCTAAAATATCAAACTATGTTAGATAGTGTACAAGGTCGTGGACCAGCACTTGCATTTTTACCTTTTTGTAGTTTACCTGAATTAGAATCATGTCTAATCACATGGGATTTTATGGAGACAATACACTCTAGGTCATACACATATATTATAAAGAACTTATATCCTAATCCTAATGAAGTGTTTGATACTATAATAGAAGATGAAAAGATAGAACAAAGAGCAAAGTCAGTTACAAAAGCATATGATGACTTGATTGAAATAGGTTATAAAAAAATCATGGGCCAAGATATAAATGAATATGAACTTAAAAAGAAATTATGGCTTGCATTATGCACAGTAAATATTTTAGAAGGTCTTAGATTCTATGTATCATTTGCTTGCTCATTTGGATTTGGTGAATTAAAACTACTAGAGGGTAGTGCTAAGATTATATCATTTATTGCAAGAGATGAATCACAACATCTAGCAATATCTCAAAAAATAATAAACAACTATCGTGAACATGAACAAGACAAAGTTATGTTGCAAGTAATTAAAGATACTGAACAACAAGTTTATGATATGTATGATAGTGCAGTACAAGAAGAAAAGAATTGGGCAACATACTTATTGACAAAAGGTTCTATGATAGGTTTATCAGAAAAATTATTACATAGATTTATAGAACACATGGCAAACAGAAGAATGAGAACCATAGGTTTAGAACCTAAGTATGACCAAAAAACTAATCCACTACCATGGATAAGTCATTGGCTAAATTCTAAGTCATTACAAAATGCACCACAAGAAACTGAAATAGAAAGTTATGTTATTGGTGGCATTAAACAAGATGTAGAGAAGGACACATTTAGTAACTTTAAATTATGATTGAATATCAATATCTGAATATAGTATGTGATAATTGCGATACGCCGTATGAAATAAGGTGGGATGGTGAACATCCATCAGCACCTTTAACATGTCCATTTTGTGGACACGAATTAGAAGATGAGGCATTTATAGATGAAGAAGATAAAAGCGATTGGGATTGATTACAGTTTAAATTCACCAGCAATCTGTATTGCAACCGGTGACCTATCATTTGAAAATTGTAAATTTTATTATGTATCATCTAAGAAAAAATACATAGGCAAGTTTGGTAAAAATATAATAGGTAGTGAATATAAAGAATGGACCGACCCCATTGTTAGATTTAATAATCTTGCTGAATGGGCATTAGTATCAATAAGAAGTTATGGTGATATGAACTTATTTGATGGTCATCAAACTGTACATATAGAAGGTTATTCATACGGTAGTAAGGGTCAGGCAGTATTTCAAATAGCAGAGAACTGTGGTATATTAAAGTCATACTTATTATCAAAAAAATTAAAATATGAAACTGTTGTACCTAGTATTGTTAAAAAGTTTGCAACAGACAAAGGCAATGCAAATAAAGAATTGATGTACGAACATTTTTGTAAAGATACAAAAACAGATTTAATGAAAACATTTGATATGCAAACACTATCTAATCCTATAACAGATATTGTGGATGCTTATTATATTGCAAAGTGTGGTTATGAAAATATTAAGAGCAAATAATACAGTACCAAGTCAAGTCTTTCAAGAAGGACCTAAATTAAAAACACAAATGTTTCCTGTGAAAGATATACTTATTACAGCACCTAGAAATTGGCTTGAAAATAAAATGAAACCATTTACAGAAAGTATTGAAAGTGTAGGTATGATGTGGCCTGTTATATTAGTACACTTAGATGATTATTGGGAACCAATGAAGTCTAAAAGATGGCCAAGACATAATTTAGAAGGTGATTTTGTAGAGGGTTATGGTGTGCATACAGGGAACAAAAGAGTTATTTGGGCACAAGAAAATAATTATGATTTGATAGAGGCATATGTTGTTACAAATAGAAATCAAAAAGACTATATTGTAACACATACATTTTTACCTAGAGGTCAATGGCCAGGGCAAGTGAGTAAATGAATCCACAAAATCCAAAAACATTTCCACAAAAAACTACTGATAAACCAGATGAGTATAGAAATGAGAAATGGGAACAAACAAGGTCAAGAGTATTTAAATCTAACATGGGCAGATTTGCTACAACAGTAGGTGTTGATAGTGATTATCCTATGGCAGACGCTAAATTAATATCAGAAGAAGAATATAA